CCGGTTTTTACCGCATAGACGTTAGCCATCAGATACCCTTAGCAGCGAAATATGTTTCAATGGCCGCCTTCACTGCCTCTACTGCCGTAACAGCATCCGGATCAACGCCATCAAGCGACGCAACCGAGATACCCATGGCTGCCTCGTCGGCGGTGATCACATTGCCGTCCTGGTCGATGCGAGAAGGAACGATACGCATTGCCACACTGGCATCACCCGTGCCGCTACCGGTAACACGATAGGTCACCGCCAGGTTGATGCCAAGTTGATCGTAGGTCTCGTTATCGATAACAACAGGATTGTTAGCCAGCATGATCGGGAAAAATACCTGCTATAGATTGCCAGAATTATCAGCTAAATTACTAAGTTCTGGTAACGCTAGTCAGGTTGCCACTGCCATCATAGGCCAAGGTCAATGTAGCAACAATCGTACCAGAAGCACCGCCGCTCTTATAGACGACTTGCGTCAAATTGCCAGACGTATAGGAGTTCACACTATAGTCATAAGCCGGAATATTCAAGCCGCCAATATTATGGACATCGTCCCTAATTTGAGCAACTGATTTGTAAAAATCCATAGTTGGTAATACGCCTGCAATAGGTTTCCATAGCTAATAAAAAAGGCCCCGAAGGGCCTTTGATTATCGACTATTGCGATCAGGCAACAGCAGCGGTTGCATCCACGTTAGCCAGGCGAGCAGCGGCACGACCGTTGATCAGTGCCAGGCCGCAATACCACTCAACGCGGGTCACCAGGACGGGCGAATCGGTTGCTTCACCCAGGTCACGCACCTGAGGGCCACCGTTCTGCAGACCGGTCAGCAGATCGTTACCGAAAGCAACCACATAGATCGACTGATCAGTGGGGTCGCTATCCAGGATAGCAACGTTCTGGTGATCACGATCAATTTCCAGGACGGGAACACCGCCGTAGAACAGTTGCTGATAGCCGAAGTCGTTGCGCTCGATATCAATCTGAGAAGAGGCACGGGCCACTTTGCTCAGATGACGACGGGCCGACTTGGACATCACCAGATACTTCTGGCCGCCTTGGGCGTCCACAGCATCAAGAGCCTCGTCCAGGGCGCCCAGATCCAGGGCATCAGCGGTAGCAGCGTTTTCGATGTACTGGCTGGAACCAGAGGGCAGGCGATTAGCCAGACCGTCGAATTCAGCGCCGGTAGCGTTCGAGTCACCGTTGATGAACAGGCTTTCGAAGGCCAGACGCATTGCGCGGGTCTTGGCTTGCACCTGATAGGCGCGAGCTTCGGGGCCCTCCAGGTCCACGATGGCGCGGTCAACTTTGATGTCACCACCGAACAGCTTCAGCGCTTCGCTGTGCTGCTTAACGGTGGCATAGCTCTCGGTATAACCAGCGTTGAACGTACGGAAGCCCACATCGCCCAGCGACTCTTCACGCTTCCAGAACAGGCCATTGCCTTGCACTTCGCGGAAGGGCAGGTTCTGAAGCAGAGGGCCGGCAGCCAGTTCGGTGATGATTGCCAGTTCTTGGGGGTTGGTCGAATGCTTTTTAGCTTCGACAAGAGTTAATGCCATGGTTTTTCAGGGGTTAGATGAACGTTGAACAGGAAAGGTAAATCGCCCAATTAGATGTCACATCTACTGGCGCTAGACCCTCCCCGATAGGTCATCTCAACCAATTCAGGGCTGGGTACTCAAACTTATAATACCTAAAATACAATAAAGGCCAGCAAAAGCTGGCCAATGAGTGTTTTATGGGCTAATTAATCCGTATTTTGCGGACAATATCAACCAAACGCCTTCAGGAATAACTCGTCCCGACTGAGCGCACTCAGGTCTTCGCTAGTTACTCCGTTAGCATCAGTGCCGCCATAACCGATGCCAGCACCTGAACCCTTGTTACCTTTGAAAAAGGTTCCATAAATTGGGTGCGTCTTGAACTGACCCAGGTAGTCTTCGGGGCTTATGCGACGGCCAGATTCTTTATCCAAAATCGGATCACCAGCGCCATCGACAACAGTAATACTGCCATCATTTTCAAGTCGGAATTGACCACCAATCTGGTTGGCTAGCATGTCGAAAAAGGACACACCATCTGCCGAATCGGTTCGCCCTCCAGCAGAAAAGAAAACCTTTTCGAGTGCATACCGCTTACGGAATTCCTGCAATTCCCGATTAGCACTGTCGCGGGCTTTAACCGCTTCAGCGGCCTGCGAGCCATACTTCTCCTCAAGCAGCGAAGTGCGCTCCTCAACAGCAGCCTTTTCACGGGCCGCCATGGCGACCTCTTCTTGTAGTTGTCGGTATTCTTCCGGATTGATATCCTGGAACTTCTCAAGTACAGCAGCCTTTTCCTTTACTTCCTTTTCGTACAGTTTACGTGCTTCTCGCTCAGACTTTAACGCCTTAAGCAGATTTTGGACTTCCTCTTCAGAATAACTCCGATTAGCGGCAGATTCAGTGATACCAGATTCGCCACCAGTAGCACCCATCTCAAGTGCTGATTGATTCTCTTCGGACATGTTTGCTAGGCATCTCGCCTAAAGGGCTAGCTAGTATGCCGAGCTTCGTTTGATCTTATCTATTTCTTTTTTTATGGATGCATCATTAGCGTGAGAAATCCTGTTTACTAAAGTTTGAAATCTAGACCGATTTAATAATAAAGTTTCTTGCGGACTTATGGCGTCCATTGCTTGCCTGCTTATTTCTGCTGTTTGAGCAGTCATTTTCGAAATATTTGTTGTATAGTTTGCCTATGGAGTTATATTTTCTTGAGTAAAACCAAGAAGTAGACACATCTTTTTGCAGTAACCAGGGTTCCCGTAATCTACATATATTAGAGAACGTCTCTCTGCGTCGTCTTCCGTGCAATTAGGGGGCCATGGTAGTCGAATAACATCTTTTCTTTTTACGGTATTCTTCGTAGAGGGAACGCTGGCTTCGTACAAAGATTCTTTATCGGGATATACATATCCATCCAGCGGGTCATTCTTCTGTTTTGCCTCTCTTATTAGTAAATCCTCGTTAATTGGGTATACCAGTTCGGGCCACGCATAAAAAGCACCGTAAGCGTCAAAGGCAGCCTTGACTAGCCCATCATATTTGTCAACTGTTTGATATTTGAATGGAAGATCAACACCATAACCGCTGTAACTAATTAGATCCGATTGTTCACAAAAATTCGGATATCCCCAATAGGGGGCTTCCTCATATAACAGCACAAACGCCTCAGGGCTGCAGATATCGGTAACACCGTAGACTGTAATCCCTGCTGAACTAAAATCTGAAAACAGGCCATACCAATAGCTTGAGTAATAAGGCTGAAAATCAAGAGGAAAATCCAAATAATTTGGATGTCCATAGTTATAACCAGTGAAACCATTATCCATGACCATATATCCCTCCACATAGCTTCTAATCAAAGAGCCTGCTGGCGGAAAGATTTCACGAATCGATGTATTTGTAACTAAATAATACTGCACATCTTTGGAAACATCAAGAATAGTCCTTGTTAATGATAACAGCCAACCCTGTCCAACAGGAGGAGATCCGTAGCTTGCAAAACTCCATTCGTTTGGATCCATGGCAAATCCATAGACAGCCGGCTTGGCATCTCCGGATGCGGGATTATTGTTTGGATGATATGTATATTGATCGGTTTCGTACGCATAATCTACGGCATACCAGGTTTTGACTGTTGTATCAATATAACTTAAATTTATGAAATCTATTGAGCAAAGAATACAGGAGCCGGCTCCCGATGGGATATTAAATCCATCGGTGTCACCGTACCAATCTAATTCCCTAAAACTGAAACTACCTGTATAAATTTCTTTTCTTAGAAATACTACTCCATAAGCATCAGCATAATACTCCGTATGAGCTAGCGTATAACCATCAAATGTTGCAGGTGGCAGATTTGGTACATTTATACCGTAATTCACATCACGCGAAATCCATTGAGAGCCATCTCCGCAACCGTAATGAACAGAATAATTGCCAGTAACCTGACGCCAATAAACTGTTCCATATACACCGTAACCTTGATAGTTAGTGCCGGCGTAGCCATCCTCAGATCCCACCCCTGGCTGCCAACTACTATATTTTGTTTTTGCGGCCCATGCTATTCCAATTCTTTGTGATTTCTCGCGATTACCATAGGCAGGTGGTTCGTCACGATAAGACCCAGTATTTGATCTACCAGAAGACGGTCCACCAGATGCTGGCGTTAATATTGGCGCTGATGTTGATGAAGACGCAGGATTATTCAGATTACTAGACTGGATCTCTGCTGATGTTTTATCGGCTTTCTTCTTCAGTGAAAACTTATTTTCATTTTTTGACCTTGCCGCATTCTGATCCGCTTTGTTTTTTTCTAACAGTTTTTGATATTCAACCGAAATTTTAACATTTACACTTTTACTAGTCATCAGAACGCAAGCTAAGTCGATAAGTAATCGTTTGACCTGCCGCAATAGAAATATTTGGGCTCTCTGAAATCACACTGTGTACATATGTTTCGCCATCTATGTAAATAATGATTCTGTCAAACGAGGATCCGCTTGTGCTGGTAAAGGATGCATCAATATCTGGAATAACAAAAGCCGCAGCCCCAATATTGTAACTACCAGCGGGAATAGCCTGACTGTAACGAACATAGCCAGCACCTGACAGCTCTACGCTTTGCCAATTAGCCACGGTCGAACTGGAGTCATAACCAGTTACACCCACATTGCAGAGCATTACTTTTATAGTTTTGCCGCCATAAGCAAGCGCACCGACTCGCGTTAACTCATTCGGACTAATTGCAACACTTTGAGCCATTACGCGTAGTTAAACAGAACAATACCATTTGCGTTCCAGAGAATACTAAAAGTATTCGGTGCCGTTACAGACCTGTTGCCTCCAAAGTTTAAGAACGCCAATGGCGGATCACCAGCATCAGTATCATTGTAAAGAATACCATACGCGGCCGTCAACGTACCCGTCGAGACGGTCCACGTTATATCATCGGCGTCAAACTTTGCATCGTTGGTATTTGCAGTAGCAAGCGCAACATTAGTAAGCGTTGCGCCGCCAGCAGTGTAGTCGCTAGCCGTTATTTCTGTTTTCGTAATGGCTGCAAGCGTTGTATGAGTCGCATTGAATGTCGCAGCCGAGCAAAGCATGACTTTGTAGGTGTCAGCGTCAGTATTGTCGCCAGTGACAAACCTGGTTACAGTATGATCATATAGCTGTATTGTGGCCATGCTTAACCAATCGACTGACTAGTTTACCAAACCTATGATTCGACAATCCATTTCTTGATTATATGATTATCAGTCAAGCCGCCACATGCGGCACCAAAGCCCATGTAATATGACGTAGATGTAAACACAAAGGCCGAGAAGACATGAGATGCTGTAGTCGGCTTGGTGGAGCCAGTCGAATAATAAAGGCTCAACTGTTGAAGCGAGTGATCATAATCCATCCAATAATTGACGTTTTGCCTCCAGCCTGGGCTGGAAAGCGTGCTATTTACCACTGATTGTTGGGAGTTGTTGTTGTACCAGGTAACAGTATTTGGTCCACCAAAGGTAAATGTCGCAAAGGATATAGCATGAATTACGTTCGAATTTTCGACTCTGCCCTTGGTTCCACCATATCCACCATTAACATTATTAGCAGTGTACCACTGAACGGTAAATCCGTCAGCGCCACTGCCTCCACTGCACTCAAAAGTCCATTGAGCGCTAAAGTTTTGACTGAATTGATTGGTTGCACTAGTCCATATATTTCCAACATCATTACTAGTCGTATCTGTTAAGTATATGACCCCACCAGTTGTACTTGCAACACTGACCAGCCCCAAGCCGGTAGTTGAGGTAAAATCAGGATAATTGACAAGATATCCACCAAAAACCGTGCCACCAGGCGCGTAGGCGGTAACAGTGGCATTTGCTTGAGGGATTTTCACTTTAACATTTCCTGGGGCAACGCCAGTCGAAAACTCGCCTGTCGGAGGATCAAATCCATCTGCACTATAAACAGCGCTTCCAGCCGTTATTTTAAGTGAATCAATGTACACCTTGCTTAAATTACAGTTTCCATTATTATTTGTTTCGGCCGGCCATGTTCCCAGTCCGCAAGTACGACCAAGTGGATCTGTGTCAAAGTCGTAAACATCTATCAGCTCTTCGTGTGTATAGCTGGAATCCACTACACCATTGATGGCGATATAGTGGTTACCGTCGAGCCGGAAGGCTGCAATGTGTACCCACTCATCAAAATCACCAAATGTATCATTATCACCCGGTCCTTCGTATGTCTCGTTTCCGCTTGTTTGACTCACGTAATGATAACATATAAAAGCATGTGGAGCGTAACTTGACGGATCCACGTTAATGTCTATGCTAAACCCGTGACCAAAATCTATCAGTGTATCGTATTCACTTATAGCATCGCTTGATACGTAAACCCATAATTCTATGCAGTAATCATCAGTACCAAAATGCACTGGATTGGTAAATAATATCCTATTTTCCTGGCCAGGAACGCCGGTATTATCAAAATACAAGGCGCTGTCGCCAAACAGTACTTGGGCACTTGACAATATCGGGGTTCCCTGCGTGACAGGAGCCGGCTCTATGACATACGGCGATTCGCTCATTACCGTATTGATACCAGCGCCTTCGTTAAACAAGAAGATTAAAGACACTTGCGGTTTTTCTTCAAATGCCACAGTTGGAACAGTGAAGTTGTCAGTACCATAAACAGCCTGACCAATTGTCAGCCTGAACTCATCGATGTAGCCATACAGATCATAATAGTTATTCTCGGTTGAGTTACCAAAGCCATGCTTCAAGCCAGTTAAATACGTGGTGTACGGGATGGGAGCTATTCCATCGTTGCCCCAGGTGCTGTAATCCTGAGTCGAGAATACCCCATTCACCGCCAGCCACAACTCATTCTCAGTCCTTGTAATGCAGATATGCGTCCACTCATTAAAATTCCACGCTAAAACATCAGTTTCCGTCCAGTTAACCCAGGTTCCGGAATATTCTCCAACAACCAAAAGAACGTTTCGCACGGTGGGTGCTGTATTTATCTCAATGAAGAAGCTGGGATTATCGCCCCTGTTAAAGATATAGGGATCAGCATACCTGTCTCCAAACGGATCATCATCGGGAATATATACCCAAAACTCAACCGTAAAGTCTAGATCGCCAAGCGTGAAGTTCGGAGTGCTGAATTCGACATAGTCGTTCCACGCTCCATCCCAGCAGCCACTACCAGAACCGAACTTAGCCTGAGCTGTTGAAATTACCGGCAGAGCTCCCTCTGCTGGATCGCCAAATCTTGTAGCAACTATATTGTAGGGATCGTTGCTAACGAAACTAGTGCTATTATTTGCGCCCTCAAAACTGTAGACAACATATGCATTTGTTTCGGAAACAGCGAGATCAACGGGATCAGTAAAAGGTGAGCCGGTAACAGACACGGTAGCGTAGTCGGCATATTCATTGAACGGATCGCCAACATACTCCGGATCAAGACTGGTGACAGAAGCCGTCGCTGTATCATGCGCAATTTCAAAATTGCCAAGTTCATCGCTGTCAAAGGTTTCGATAGTCACCGAGCCAATGGCGATAGCAACTGCTGGATTGACTGTTATCTTTGTTTTTATAACAAGTGGGCTTGGCGTACTAAGTATAGATAAGTCATAGTTGAAAAATGTTACAATATTTTTTGTCTTTACCGGAAAAATTAAATTAGTTATAACATTATATACTGGTACAGTAGCAGGTGGTGATATGCTTGGACCCAGCACGGTTCCTATGTTGGACCAATTGCCTGATCCATCGGAAACCCAGAATTCATTTGTATTTTCATCTAGTACAGCTTGATTATTGGTAGCTCCGGGAAATGCGTTGTTTAATTCAATCTGGGGAGTAGCCCCAATATTCAAGCTTCCCAAAATAGAACTTGGCGTATTGTCAACCGGTGTGGGGCTAACTGGAATATCGGTTATTCCCGGCGCAACCGGGAAAAATCTTTCTGTAAATTGACCGCCCACTCCACCTTGAAACAAAGCATCGCAAGAGGCAATTATTCCCGAACTGTCGATGGTCCATGTTAAGCCGTCTACGGCATACAAAGCAGAATTTCCACTTATGCTAACAGCGAATTGCCCAAATGGTTCGGTGGGTAAGTTTTCTGGTACAGTTTGTATGTTCATGCCGTATCTGTGCCCTATTGCCAAATCATTCTGAGCCCTGCCGAATCTAGCCGCCCTTGTTTTTGCCTTACTGGTTACAACTACGCCATTTGCTGTAATATAATCCATATCATTGTATGGCATCGAATATTCTTTAAACGTATCACTGGAACCGCTGCCAGTGACATAGAAAACCTCACTGCTTTCCTCTAATCGGTAGCCGGAACTCTGTATGATTCTTTCCTTTTCTCTTGGTCTGTATATAGCCGCTGACTTAACCCTCCCTGTTTGCACATCAACTGTTCGATCAACTTTTCTTAATCCCAGCGCAGCAATTGCTAATGCTAATGATGCTGTAAGCTCAGATCCCAGTGCCTCCGTATCAACCAGATTCTTGGAATGCTGGAAATCAGTATAGTATAACGGATGTTTGTATTGGGTTGTTGTTGTTATAACTACATTGGCCTCTTGTGATTTTTCAATAGTATAATTTTTATTGAATTCAACCAAGTTAGTTCCAGGTGGAAAAGGATTGACAGGAAGCGGGGGGTACTGATACTCGGTCGCAGTTTCTGTTCTTTCTACCAAAACAGGATTGGAAACAAGTCCTATCATTTGTCCGTCTTGGTACCAGGAAAAATTCATTTTTCCGGCCACAGCCCAATACGGTTCGTACACTTCTTTTATCTGTAATGTAACATTGCCCCTGTTGTCGTAAGTATAATATGTTTTTGTTTCGCGGTAGTCTGTCCTAAAGATACCGGCAGACCCCGCTTGTCCATTGGCTGCTGCAAGCGCCGCATATCTTTCGTTAGATTCTGCAAGACAAATTCTGGTTTTCTCAAGTCTGTATACAACAGAATCGCTCAAGTCTGGTCTCTCGCCAGCGCTAGAATAAAGGACGCAAACACGAGGATCCCAACTTTGATCCTCTCCATACTCCTGGGTAACCGATGAATAAGGGACGTATGTTCCTGTAGTTAAAACAGTCCCCTGGTCGCCGGTTACGTTAACAGTCACTGGGTCTCCAAATGACTCATTAAATGTATAGTCATTGTTGAATGCCGTCGAAGTCGGCAGTTGTTCGAAGTCTGGCTCAAGTACCAGAGTTGTATATTTGACAAAAACAGCTTCAGCTCCAATTTCACCACTATTGATTTCGCTAATATCTATGATTCTATCTGCTGTTAAAACAGGACAACTTTTTGGCGAGGGAGATCTAAGGCTTGATGTCACTAAAGCGCTGGAGCTATTCACATATCCAAAGAAGCACTCAGATATTAAAAGGTCGGACAATATATCTACATAAGGACTCTCAAAAACAAATTTTTCTATATAAAAAGTATTATTAAGCTCAACTGCACCACCAATATCTAATCCGGCCAGGCATTCTTTTGCAAGATCGTTCGCGTAAATGGGAGGAGGGAAATCGCTAAAAGGTGGATATTCGTAGTTATTTATACAGTTTAATTGATCTGCGGTAACGAAGTTTTTTTCTTCGTCGTCCTGTCCGGGAGGTGCTGTGGCAGCAGCTTTTAAAGTTAATGAACAACCAATTGACACCTTGGTTGTATTTCTGAATGGATCCGCAAAACTGCTTAATACTCGTAAATTTCTTGGGATTTTTCTAGTAATGCCATTTTTTGTATATTCAATCGCAACCGATCCACCTTGAATTGGGTTTAAAATGCCATTTATTTCAACGCTGCCACTAGTGGTTACGAGCCCCGCGCCAGAAAGGTAGCTATCACTGACTGATCCGGATATTATTTCATATTCATTGCCCGAATAGTTTAGTTTGCATATTGCACGAATGTCAATTGTCATTACAAGACTTCCCCCAACTGAATAGAAACAGTGTATACATCGGTCGGTACGCCTGACACAATCTTACGCTGTGCTGTGGCCGTAGGTGGTGTTATCGGAAAATCGGATCCAGTCACAGGAATTGCTACAATCTGCGCTTCATACCACGCCCTGACATTGTTCCACCCATTAACATCAGTATCACCTTCGATATCTTTTATCCTATATACAACTAGCGGACCGCTAATGTAATGAGTCCCAGAAGAAGTTAGCTGCAGAGCCGGACCTTCGCCATATGCATTTATTGGCTTTTTTAAGGTCAATGTCGAAGTACCTATTGTTACCGTTCCGTAGTCAGGAAGAAGTTCATCTTCTTCCAGTGCAGCTAACTGTATTAAATCAAGTGATTGATTAGCATCAACCAATTCAAAGCTAACATCAAGCCACACGCCGGCTTGATTGGCCGTCGGGGCTACAGAAAACCAGCAATCAACGCTAGTCCACGTTTGCAGTGCTGCGCCATCCATGGAAAGCGTAACAACAGCACCAACTACACCCGTGTCCGCAGGACTATCCTCCACTATTTTAGCATCACGCCAATCATTATATATTTGCTGCAAATCTAACCAATCTGCCCCACTCATCAACCCAGTAATCGCCCACTTGCGAGCTGTTTGACCGCGCCTTACATCTTGCTCATCATAACCGAATGGCTGATCTTTCAGGTATAAATCACTGAACGTAGTACCATCAATAGTTACTGCCATTACAGAAGCCGATTAAAGGCGTCAAGATAAGCTGCATTACCAGTATTCCTGACTTTTACATCTACGTTCCAATTTTTATCGACAAGATTATTGACGGCCTCAGCCAGCTTACCTATTTGAGCGGCTTGATGTGATTGAACCCTTCTACTGTCTTGCTCGTTGCGACTTGAAGCAATCGACTGGGCCTTGAAATAAGCCATCAGCATTGAAGTAGTGGAATTCATTCCGCCCGCCCTTGCTATATAGCCATTGGCACTTGTACGGCTAGCCTTCACTGAGCCACCTGCACTCTTCAGTTTATCCATGATGTGAGCAGGGATCACCGTACCGGTCGCTGGGGGGCGCCACAGGCTGTTCTTGGGCCTATTGATGTCGCTAAGGGTGCCAGCGTTGCTCAGGAAGCCTTCCTGACCTAATTCGTTAACACGATAAGTGGTTCCAGCAGACACCGGCCCACCAGCCCACCGGCCCTGTGTATTACTAATAGTAATCGTACCGTTAAGGTTGATATTATTTGGGATATTGTTTATCACATCTGCGAACCTTTGACCAGCCTGAGCGGCTGTCTCGGCACTATTGGCCAGATTCTCCATGTTACCAGCAGCCGTTCCCGTATCGACAGAAACTTGATTCATGTCTTTTGCAACTGTTGGACCACCGACCCCAAAGTCGGAAGACCCAGGTTTTACATTTGGAATCGATTGGATGTTTATACCTAATCTTTTCGCTTCATCGGCAGCGCTGGAAAAGGCTTGCTTTGCTGTCTGTAAACCACCAAACCCTTCGTTTGCGCCCGCAAGTGCATCTTTTGCCGATTGAATCCCTGCTCTGTATATTTCAAGCTCGTCGGTGCTGAAGCCGGCCGCCTTGGCTTGCTCGTATTGTGCAGTTGCAGTATTTAGTTGCGCTTGGGCTATGTTAACGGTTTCCAGAGCTACAGCATAATTTGCCGCAGAAGAGGCCCAGGAATTCATTTGCGCGGCCGGACCGCCCATGGGATCACCCATGGTGAATCCCTGAGTTTCAAGTCCAGCGATTGCCGTATTAAAGTCTCCATTGGCCTTTCGAGCAGCCTCCTGAATTAGCTGCTGATTTGGTGGCTGCACCTTTGTGCCAAACACAATCTGGGCGCCGGCTCCGGCTGCAAAATTCTGCCCAGTCTGCTGTAATTTATCTATAAATGCTTGTCGCTGATTCTCAGCAGAACTTGCGCCATCTAAGCCTTTTATGTACGAACTTAAAGGCTTAATCGCCCCAGAGAATGCGTTACTGAGTTTCGAGGCAGACTTTTCGCCTGCTGTTCCGATATTGCTTATGACAGCAACACCTTTTACCATTTTAGCAGTTATATTACCACCAGCCTGGCTAGCAGCATTCCCAATATTTGTTACAGAGGATGCTGCTCCGTTTGACGTTGGCGTTATATTACCTAACGCTGCTGAGCTTTGCTGGGCGCCCTTAGTCGTTGCAGCACTTGCCTTGTCTGCCGCCTGCAACCTTTTGAATTCAGCTCCAGTAACTTCTTCTACCTTCCCAGTTAAATTATCATAATACAAAACAGCTTCTTTGGCGGGAACTGAAATCTTTTTGCCTGCACCATTTGAATACGTTGATGCAGCAGTCGATATCTTACCAATAACTTCGCCAATTCGCTTGACTCCTTGGGCAGTCGATCCGCCAAGCTCGCCTAATTGTTTTTCTGAATTTAAAACATTGGCTACGTAATCCTGGAATGATTTTTTACCGTCGTCGAGCTTTTTCTTGTCGCCTTCGCTGAATAATTTAGCGAAACTGTCGCCGCCGACCTTCAAGTCCTTCAGTTCAATGCCAGCCAATTTGGCCAGTGCTGCCGCCGCAATGGTCATCGCGTCAGCCGCTTGCTTCATTGTATCCGCTAATTTATCCGCTTCTTTTCTGGTATCAACGAAATCCTTCTTCGACTTCAGTAACGCATCTGCAGATGATGTATCCAGCTTTGGTGTAAAGTCAGGGAATTGTTCACGTACTTTTGCCAATGCCGCAGTAAAGTCTTGTTCTATTTGTATTGCATTCTGACGAATCTCTTCTGGCGCAAAGAACTCAGGTTTGCCCAGTTTCAGGTCTTGTAGACCGCTACGCGCAGCATCAAGTTCTTCTTTGAACTTCCTACCAGCTTCTATAATCTTAGCTGCACCTTCCCTGGTCGACACCAGATATTCTTGCGCTGCTTGCTTGATATACTCAGCAGCCTGGGCGGAGAATTTTGGATTTTCGGCGGCAAGATCCCTTGCTGCCTGTACCTTGTTCAGGAATGTTTGGCTGGCAGTATTGATATCTGCTCCGATCTCGGATGCCAGTTTTTGCGATTCGCGGAATGATCCCGGATTCAGGTTGATATCAAGCTGTGCTTGGTTTAATTGATTTTGTATTTTCGTCGTCTCCAGTTTGATTTCCCATTTCGTCTTGCTGATGAACTCCAGGATACTCTTCAGTCGGTTAACCTTATTAATATCCTGATCATAATTAGTTCGACCTAATTTTGACGTAAGATCGTAAGTCTTCGCGCTGTCTTCGAGGCCTTCAATAATATCTTTTAATTGACCAATACTGGATGTAGCCTGTTTTGCTGGATCGTAAATTCTGCCAGTTGCTTTAGCAAATGCTTTCAACTGAGCTTCAGTTGGCGCTAATACGCCATTTAAGTTTTGTATGCCGACCTTCAATGCATATGCAGTATTATTTAAGTCATTGTACTTTGCTACCTGTGCTTGAGTTGGGGTGGGAAGTTGTAGTTTTAATTTATTTAATTCCTTTATTCTTTTGTCTAAAAGGACTATTTCTTGTATGGTTGCACGCTGACCAATTGTATCACCCCTCGCGCCTTGAGCTGTCGCCTTGGCTTGTAATTCTGCGGATTTTTTACCGGCTGCCGCTAGTTCATTTTGAACAGCAATTGCCTTACGTATTTCCGCTGGCATTCCTTTCATCGCATCATTTACTCCCTTTTGATCTGTTTCCAGTCCCTTAATTTGATCACGAAGTGCCTGAACCGAATCCCGAGCTATGACGAAATTTTTAGCAATCTTAGCATCGGTGGCAGCATTAGGCGCAACACCTTTCTTTCTATCCGCATCGCGGGCGACTTGTAGATTTTTAAGCTCTTCAATTAAGGTTTTTGTTTTAGTGGTTTCGGCCTTTGCTGAATTACCCAATGCTTTTATTCTATTATTGAGCTCCCTAAGTTTCACATCAGCATCGCTACCAGCTCCAGCAATAGCAATTATTCCAGCCACTGTTGCACCAATAACTGCACCTGGAATAGCTCCTATGCCCAGGATCGTTGCCCCCAAGGCGGCACCTGCTATGGCACCGGCTGCCAGAGCGGTACCTAACTTGAGAGCATTGCTTATAAATACCCCAATTCCTGTAGCAGCAGTGTCGAGTGCCGGTGCGAATATAGATCCCAATGTGTCGGCAACATCTTTAACAATATATGACAAACGTAGCCATGCCAATGCAAACCCAGAAATTGGCTTCTCACCTGATTGAGTAGTCCCCTTCAATTCTTTCAGTGCTGTGTCAAGTACTTTTATACGATTTGCGCTTTCCGATGTTACTTGCGCTGTGACAGCATTTGCATCATTGTAAGCCCTTGTAGCAATAGCCGTGCCAATCAAAATGATCTCAAGGGGCCCAATAGATGATAGCAGTGCCTTAGCGCCCAAAGCAGCACCAGAGAAAGCATTCCTCAGAGCTACGCCTATGCCAGACGCTCCCGATTTAATCAGTCCAAGTCCTTTGTTGAACGAAGGAAATAGCCCATTCGTTGTTTTGATATCGCCGCTCAAAGTACGATAAGCAGAACTTAGGTCGGTGACTGTACCTCCAGCCGCGCCCTGCCGCTGGCGTAAATCAGCTAAATCACTTTCCAGTTGAGGTATCTGCTGCCTCAGATCAATGATTTCCCTGAGTTGGGCAGAGCTGCGGCGGCTAGTAGCTCCAATATCAGTCAGGCTGGCCAGCCTGCTAGAAGCAGATTTTAGCGCTTTTTCAGCATTATTTACCTGCGTTGTTAAATTAGCAAAATTAGTTTCCGCATTATTTAATGCAACTTTTGCGAAATTCAACTGGTCATTTAGCGTAGCGCCGACACGCGTAGCTCTTGATTGAGCGCTAACCAAATCAGATTCGGCTGCCGCTTGAGAAGTTAAAGCCTGAACAGCTAAGCTCCGTTCAGAATTCAGGTCGGCCAACTCCTGTTGCTGCTTTCTTAAGACTGCAGTTGAATCAATCTGCCCAGACTGAGCTGGGGCAAGCCTGAAAGATGATTGAGCCTGGATTAAGCGCCTGGTCGCTTCTATTTCTTTTTCTTTTAAAACAATCTTTTTGTCAGCGTCAGCTATGCCGGAGTTGTTGGCTATTTTTTCTGCCAACAATCTGTCCTTTGTCTGTTTTGATAGTTGCTGTTCCGCTGCGCCTTGCTTGCGAACTTGATCCAAACGAGCGGACAAGCTAGTGTCATCAGCCGCTGCCGCAGGAGCACCACCTGCACCCTGAAGTGCTCGATATTCCAGTTGAGTTTCGCGTAACCTGCCTTGCAATTTGGTCAGACGCTTTTCTTCTTTTTCTGTAAACGAAGATACAGGCGCAGCCAGACTTGCTTGAGTTTTTGCTATTTCTGACTCAAGTCCCTTGATTTTTTGCTGCAACTGCCCAGCCTTTGCAACACTAGCGTCATCTACTATGTCCTGACCGGATACTATGGCTTGAGCCGGAAGTCCAGATATCAGATCGTCGATAACCTTTCCGGTTTTTGCAACCGAACCCTGCAGTAGTTGCGAGGCACTGCTTACATCTGTTGCAGCTATTTTCGCGCCCAGGGAAAGAATCTTGAATGCTTCATCTGGGTTGCTACCGGCAAATGCCTTTAATTCCGTCTCAATAGATCGAATATCGCGAAGGAACTGATTGCCTCCAAAATTGGTAGCGTTAACCAGTCCGGGCCTGTTAGCTAAATCATCCGTTAAGTCATTATATTGATTTATTAATCGCTTCAGGGCGTCACTTGTGTTGTCTATATTTTTTACTGCATTTACGTCAATTGGCGTAAATACCTCGCCGCCGGCGGCCTGCTGTGCGACTTTTGGCAGATTTGCGTATTCCTTTCTGGCATCTTGCAGTAAGCCAGTCTGTTCGGTCAATTGTTGGCGCAGTATTTTAGTGGGATCATCCGATTTTTTCTTTTGAAGCGCGCTAACTTCTGACACATACTGGCGATACCTGGCAGTGACATTGTCGAGTGTTTTACTGGTATCAGCCTGTATGCGCTTGTTTGCGTTTTCCTCTTGCTTAACTCTGGTGTTTATGATATTGTTATCTGGTTTTGCGGTGTCTATTATGCTATTGGTTGCCAGTGGCGTAGTTAATCTTTGTGATAATTTTTCTATCTTACCACGATAATCGTCAACTCCAGGGCTTGCGTCCTTCCATGCCTTCTTCAGGCCTTGAATGAATTTATTTTGTACAACTAGGTTGTCGGCCAGACTTCCTTTTAAGTTACTTAATGGATTCAGGAATCTGCCAATTATACTGAGGCCAATCAGTTCCAGGACGCCTGGGATACTTGCCAGCGCACTGATTAATGGCGTAACAGCGCTTGCAAGTTGCAGGAATCCCTCCACCAATGCCGTCAGTGCATTTAAAACACGCAGCACAGCCTCGCCAACCGAATTAAATATACTGATAATGTCCTTGGTAGCACGAATTTCTAGTATCCTGGTGACAAAGTCAGTTATAACTGCCTGGGCACGCAGGAATGTAGCAACAAGCGGCTCAGCAAACTTTGCAAACTTCTCCAGGTTGAGTTGATTCAGGTTGGCAATATTTGCCTCAACTTGCGAAATAATGGCGCTGCCATTCTGTAGTGCATCAACAGCGGTATTTGCTGTCGGCCCAAGCTTACCGAACAGCAAGCTGGCTTTACTCAGTTGCGGTAAGATTTTGATTAATACATCAGTTGTAATCTTACCCTGTTTGACCAGACCTTCAAGCGAAGATATTGGCTGTTCGCCTTTTTGAGCAAGAGTTTCTAGTTCCTTGCCAAGTTCTGCTGTCTTGCCGCCAGTTGCCTTCAGAGCCTCCGCAGAAGCAAATAATGCATTAGCAAAATCAGTCTTGAACGCAGGATCAGCTTCTGATATCTGCTGTGTTAATTCTTCAGCTTGTAACTTGCCTTTTGCAAATGCTTGAATAACACCGTTCAGCACACGTCGTGATTTGTCCGCATTTAAACCAAATGCAGCAAAACGGCTAGACAGTGATTCAACAATGCTGGATACGTCGCCCAGATTGCCCCCACTGTTAATGATAACAGGCGATAACTGCTTGAAGCCTTCGCGGACTGTCTGGATACTTACACCAAGGCCAAGCGCTATGCTCTGGGCATCCGATAGCGCCTTTGTGGCACCAGAAGCGCCTTGCCCGATAGCCTGGAACGACAATCCAAATGACTGCAGTTCAGCTAACGCACCGGTCACAGCCTTGATCGGTGCAACTAGCTGCGTAGCAATAATGTTTAAACTTTGGAAGATGTTTACAATATCAGAAACGCCACGACCAAGGGCAGCTATGCCACCCAGGTTAAAGCTGGCCCCGATTTTATCGAGTGCTGTACCACCAGCAGCCTCCAGGTTGCGAAGCTCCTGTTGCAAGCTTTTTACCCTTGATTCAGCAGAAAGCCATTCCGGACTTAATTTAGCACTGAAAACAACGCTGCGATTTGTCTTGTCGATTTCTTGGTTGAATTTTGCAATTTGATCCCTAGCCGAACGGGCTTGGTTTAATTGCTGCCTTACACTGGTTACACTGCCAGGCTGGGTTCTTGTTGCATTTTTAAACGCCCTTTCATATTTATCTAGCTCAGTCCTGGCTTCTTTTACAGTTGTTGCTAGAGTCTTTGCCCCGTCCTTTGACTCCAGCCTTAATTCAACCTTTTTTGTTACAGTTCCACCCAGTGCTGCGTTAGCTGCATCGCCAGCACGTTTCGACCCGGCAATATATGCCTCAAACAGCCTCTTGAAATCATCCGCTGCAGATTGCGTATCAAACTGTACGGAAAAATCAAGATTATTGGCCATTTACAGTAATCTTTAACATCATCTGGTTCTAGAATTCCAAATACAGACCACAAAAAAGGGGCCCCTGTGGGCCCCCGTAAGCGCTTTCAGGCCGGTTATCAGGCGTTGGCGTCAGTTGGCGTCAATGTCGATGACATACCCGCCGTAGCCGTTGACAGTGGCTTCCCAGGACACGATAGAGCCAGCCTCGATCGATTCCGTGTAACCACTAAGAGTACCATAGCCATAGATGGCCTCGACGGTACCCGTGGGGCCCAGGCGGCCAAACTTCACGCGCAGCGCATCCTTCACGGTGTTCTGCTCAGTCAGACGCAGGATCTGGTAGCCGGCATCTTTGAAGTCAGCCACGCCAGCCAGCGAGATGCTCCAAGTCTTGGAAGTAGGAAGGGTCAGGTTGAAACCACCGGTCGTGGAATCATAAGTAACCACTTCTTCGGAGTTGGTATCAGTCTGCAGGGCAGCATTGGTCAGGCCATACAGCTTCACCGGGGTGTCAGCGCCATCCATGCTAAAGGCAGCGCCCTCAACAGTAAACACACCAGCCGAATAGCTGACAGTATCAGTAGCGTCGACAACAGCGGTCGTATCGATGAAGTTGCCAGAGTTAGCGCCAATAGCACCAGTCACACCAGTGAAAGACGTATCCACATCAGCCGCGTTAAGCGGAATGATATAAACGTCGTAACCAAACGCAGTCGAAATGTTTGCCATGTTGGAGCTAGGTAGGAGTCCTAGTGCGAGACGACAAGGATTGATAGCAGGCACCTACCTGCTATCCCTAGGTTTCCAATTAAAAATTTATTAGGCTTCCAAGTAAGATCCGGTTATCTATTGTTTTCATATCAAAATTGTTGAATTTTCTGGTATCAATATCTGTGTCTGCACCAGGGTTGTCAGCTCATTTGGCGTTGGCACAGTCTGAACAGATGTTGACCCATTAAACATTTCTATCATTCGTTTTGCCGCATTATTCATTGTCACACCATCGGCCCCAGGCCATACAATTAGAAATACTTGATATGTGATCAACGCTTCTGGTGCTTCCGTCAGATAATCCCTTCGTGTGATGATACCAACATCATGAATAACAACCTCTAGGCCACTTTGTGACTGCAACTCGGGTGACACTTGTCCAGGTGTTACAATACTTATTGAATCAATCGGCGTTGTATTCCCAGCAAATACATACTGGCCAACATAAGACATAAACGTCGTATCGCCAAACAGTGCATCGTAAATATCGTCCGGCGAACTAACCCTAAGTTGTGTCACAATTGGTCGCTAATACTTGCCTAGGATGCCCAGTTTCGGGAAACCTATGGCAGGCATTTGATATCAAATCATGCTGTATTCGATACTCTCGAAAACACCCAATCGTAGTACGCAGTATAATTACCACCTAACATAATCAATAATCGTGCCAGAAAGCTGCTTCCAGGCTTTTCAGCATCCATACGATTACTTGATTGCCATGCAGGCTTTAACGCACAAAGAAGCTAAACATATGTGGCGTAAGGCGATCAAAGATAAGTGGAATAATTGTTGCGCATATTGTGGAAAACCTCCAATTGATGACACCAGCTTGACCCTGGATCATGTCAAGGCTAAATCAAAAGGTGGCGAAGACTTGACGGCCAACATAGTGCCGGCTGACAGGGGATGCAATGCATCCAAAGGCTCAGAATATTGGCGCGATTGGTTCCGCAACCAGTCATTCTATAGCATACAAAAAGAACACAGGATCGAGCACTGGCTGAACACCGGTCAGGTGCTGGATGAATCCCATTTCCCAGAAAATTAATAAAAACTTAATCTTTACTAGTAAATATCAATATAGCAATTCTCAATAGCCACTACCTTACTCCTTATTTCCGGTATCTTCGCTTTTATTGCCTTACCACACGGTGATTCCATGTGCATTATCCTGTTTGATGCAGCCTCCGTCGCAATTAACATGCATTTACACATTGAATCCGATACCTGTGGTGCCAACAGTAATGCATCATCTGATACATAACATAATATATCAGGTAACTTACTGCTCTTTGCATTCTGCCCCGCTTCCGCCAGCTCCTTATAGACAAATAATGCCCACGATGGAAACTTCCTTTGACGTATTAACTCAACCGCTGTAATGCCATATATCCCATCAATTTGATCCTTCCCTTCGTTCGATGGGTAACAAAAGAATTCATCAATCGTAAATGGTTTCTTTCTCGATTTGCGGTCACGATTTATCTCAGCTTGTTGCGCCGCTAACATCGCTATCGGTGCTTCATTTTCATGTAACTCCCGATACCTGAGGCGATTTGTACTGATAACCGCTTGTATCACATATTCATACGGTAACTCCCAATAATTTTCATAACAAAACTCCCTGTCACCAGGATATGCCCTCTTTAATAACCAATAATATTCATCAAATGGTATTATTCTGCCCTTGTCGCCCTGCTGCGCGACTTTTTTTCTACTTTCTCGACCTCAAGCTCGTCAGACTCTTCCTCATCCACTTTCTCAGCAGCTATTAACCGCTCAGTTGATCGCATCTCCTCATCATTATATAACTCTACTAAACCATTGATGATATCCGGATGTAAATCCAAAACATCACTTACCCCCAAATTGGGATCAATTCGATATTGCACCATACATAATGCTTTTAAAATCTGCTCCTTTGATTGTACATTCGCTAAATGACTTAATAAATCGTTGAAATCATCAAAATATTCAGCCTCAATTTCACTGCATTCCTCATCACCCCTGAGCTGACCAGATACAATCCCAATTACTTTCTGATATGCATCATTTAATTCCATCTTACGTGATGCAGCTACCTTACGCGATAACCCAATCACACGAATACTCGTCTCATCTACACCCAATGCCTGCTGCACAAATGCTTTCTCACCACTACTTAAATATCCACGACGCTCAATTGCAATCTGCCCCGATTCCTCACTACCGACATACTCCGTAATCGGCTTACATTTCGGCTGTACAACAAATGGTAATCCGCTCATCGAATTTACTTACTCAACATTCGTATGGTACCATTTATATTCATATAATATCCGATACCGCTTGTAAAATGATATCCCCATAATTTATTTGTGGTAATCCATTCGTCCCATCCAATACAGCACGTATCCATGGCCTCGGTGGTATATATACCTTCTCCACATTCCTTGATCCATATGGTACAATATACCCCCCATAATATATTAATGATGCATACGGTACATCATACCTGATACTGATGTCCGATCCATTGACTAATACATTACCAGACGATAACAAATTACCCGTTAAATATATATCATCTAATCCATCATTCGTACTCCATATACTTGATGTTATCGCTAATGCTAGGTTACGCTCAATCGTATCCGATATCTGTAATATACTACGTATCATCGCCTTATCAATATTACGTGTTATATTCTTGATATATCCCTCCGATTTATTAACTAAATTCAATCGCGGATTGTAAACCGCCTGCGTACTGAAATTACTCCCTAACTTGGAACTAAACCCTATGTCACTTAACTTTATATCAAACTTTGCCATGTCATGATGATAAATAATCACCACCACTGATGATAATCGGTATCCCCTTTATCTCACTGATGATCGTCTCGTCAATACCCTGTGATCCATATACCCCCGTTGATGTAATTACCTTACAACTTAATATATTAATCGTATCACCAAACTTTACCCTTAATGTTACCCCACTCGTTAACCACTCCGGTCTGCTCGTAATATTCGTTAAAACATTAACTACATCAACACCTAAATTAAAATTTGAATCAACCTCCGCATATCCTAATACATACCCTCGATATATAAACGTCTGCCCACTATACCCTGGCATTACCCTCGGATTATTTGATATATTCTTCGCTCCACTGTCCGTACCACCTGATTGCGCTCTCTTTAAAAATAAACTTAAATAATAATTACTCGCTGGTGTACTACTCGAAACACTTAATCGACCATTCGTTACCTCAATCTGTGAACCTAATGTGCTCGTTATTATCCCACTCGCATTCGCATATGCCCCTAATGGTGAATTACTCATCCTAAATCCCCCTCACGACAAAATCGACATGACTCAATCCCATTAACCACATACGCCGCATACTCACTGTTGATCGGTCGCTTACATCCACATCCCTTACACATTACTAACGTGATCTGTGACTCCTTCACAAATCTGATTACCTCGTTACTAGAATCACTTAACTCTAAATGCTCTCTCATATCCCCCCACCATACACACCATTCATTGGCCCGTTGCTCTATGGTTCCAGTTTTTTCTAAAAATTTTACGGGGGGATTGCCAAGATGTGACAATGCCAGAAACGGGGTGGGGGTACCCCTTGCCTCCGGCAAGCTGCCGCCTTTTCTCGCCGTCATTTATTCGTGATAGATCGGAAGAGCAC